CTACTTTTTCCTTAGGTGCTTCCTGCTCTTCCGGCGGTCGTTGCGCCTCAACGGCAGCCCGCATGGAATCAACTGCGCGGTCCAGCACAGCAGACGACGGGAACGACCTAGCCTCCTCTAGCGATAGTCCAGCTTGAACTGCACGAGTCAAACAAGCATCGCTTATTTTCTCCACCTGCCCTGAAGGAGTATCTTCTTCCTCAGGAGCATCTTTATCTCCCGGTTCCGTCTCGCTCTCAACACCCTCCAAATCTCCTTCGGGATCGCTAGACTTATCATCGGGATCGCCGCCAACATCAGCAGGATCATTTCGAGCATCATCCTTGCGCCCGTTGTCTTTCTTTTCCTCAATAACTCCCTCTGGTACGTCCACCCCGCCATCTTCTATCTCTTGGGGTTCTTGATCTTCAACAATAGTGTCAATAGCACCATCAATCTCAGTAAGCATTTCGTCTGCAACTGGCATGTTATTTTCTCTCCTCAACAAAATGAATTCTTGTCATAAAACCCGCGTAACTTCAGGAGACGCTTGCGCTGACCAGATGAGGTATATACGGGATTTCCGTCATTCGTAACCTCAACACTCTCGCCGTGCTTCTTAAAGAATTTTCGCAACTCGGGAGCCTGGGCTGGATTTACCCCACTTGCAAGGCATTCAATCCGATAATCCCTGCACGATCTCCCCTTACAGGGTTTCCACTCCGCCGCCATGTCTCGCTTTGCTTCACGACCATTAGTAAACACAACCTGCTCCGGGGCCTTTCCCATAGGGAAATTGTGGACTTCCGTGCTGCCTGTCTCATCCGTATAGCAATACGTTGCCATAAAATATCCCCATTTACTATTATACCATAAATAACAAAGGAAGTCAAGAACTATTCGCCACTATCTGAAAGAAGTTCCTGCATCATATCCGCCGTACCCGTCGGCTCGGGTTGAGGAATTCCCCCAGCTTCGTCTGCACCAGAAGCAGGAGCGCCAGTCGGAGCGGCACCCATAGGAGCGCCTTGCTGGCCAGTATAATCGTCCATGAAGGTGACATACCGCCCAGCCTCGGGCATATCTGAATATTTTACCACGTCATCCAGGATCGCCTCAACATCAATTGAACCGCTCTGCTGCTGGATAAATGGGGATAATGGCGTAATGAATCGTTCAACTATCAACCCCAACTTCTGCAACTTCGTGGCGGGAGAATCATCCTGGCATGAATATACATCAATTTCGAGATCATAAAGATCGAATTCCCCTTGTTTTGATTCTTGATTCCATTTTACCGGAACCGAAACGCCCATTCCGGGGACTTTCTTTTCGAGATCACGCTGTTTCAGTGGGTCGCGCCACTCATACCACGCCAATGCGTAAAAAACCTCCTTGATTGCATCAATTGTTTTATCGGCCATGTCGCGCAATTGCGCGCTTGCCGCCTCCCCCAACAACTTATCCTGGCCGACGGTCTGCGTCATTGGAGCAAGGCCACCGAGGCTATCGAGATTTCCTGCAAAATATGACGATAATTCGCGCGTTTGCAGGAAAAATGCGAGCGTCTTTGAATCAACACCCCCCGCAGTAAGCGGCTCCGGCTTAGCACCGGAATATGCAATCCCATCGCCATCCTTCGCATCCTTAAACGCAATAACACCAGCATCATCTCCGCCAGGGAACCCTTGGACAGTCTTTTGCGCATCGGCCTGATTGCCGAGTTTGCGAAACAAACCATTAGCAAGTTCATTGAGATCATACCAAATTGACACCGGCGGCAGCGGAAGTAAATTACCAGGAACGTCCGAATACCCAAGCCAAACATAAGGCCCGTTTTTCGGCCCTTCCCACTCGACTACATTCAGTAATTTCTTGCTCGTAACTCCATAAGTCACAAGCAGCTTTTCCCCCGGCAGCCACACATCGCGCATGTGAATACGATCCTTAAAAACTTCCGGCGTACTTGCGTTTGCAATGCTCTCTGCTCGTATCTCGCCATCCTGGCCAAGCATTGTGTATTCATCTGGTTTTAATTTTTCACGAGAGGTTTTTTTCGCCCAATCCATTTCCATTACATCATCGTAATCCATCCAATAATCGTTCCCTTCGTATTGAATAGTGTTACGACTTCCTGTAGACATATCGCAAAAGTAATCGTCGAGCGTTACATTATCGACAAACACTTCACCATAATTATGCCCCATGATTTGCTCGCCATCACTGAGGCCAATTTTCAAAATTCCAACTGAAAATAAAGCCTCCATCACGAAGATTCTTAATGTCCTACTAAGCCCTATTTCGTTTGGAATCTGATTCAACGCAAGCTCAAAATTAGCCGCGGTTGAACGCAACTCATCCCGCTTGGTCGTGATTAACACACGGGGAGTATGCGCCGCAAGTTGCCTAACATAAATCTCAACTGCCAATTTCGAGATATTAACTGGCATAATTTTTTCGCTACCACTCTCCATATAACGCGAGCCGCAAAATTGCTTAATCGCCTCGACGCGCTTGCGCCGCGAAAACTCAAATTGTTTCTGACTCCAATCTATACTTTTTTGCAATTTACTAAATTGCTTTTCACTCAACGGATTAACACCACCACCATAAAGTTGATCTGCCATTATTTCACCCACTCCCTAGAAAGTTCCCTGTTAGATGATCGCTTGTCATTTTCCTTTTGTATCATTCTCCACTTCAAACAACCCGGCGGAATTTCCGGCTTGTCGCGCACTGATTTTTGAATACGCTCCGACATTCCCTTGGACGCCAAGGCATCTGCCATACAGCGATCCCCGTGGTTACTCTTCGCTCCTGATGGGTCATTTTTACTTGCAGAACGTGAATGTGCTATACTTCCATCTGGTGTAAAAATATACTCAAGTGTCTCCTCCACGGCAACCTTTGAGCGATTTACGCATTTCCCGCCTTCAAGCATTGCCCGGTAATGTCCCATCAACACCAACTTTATTTCGCGGTTCATTGCCACCCCGGGCATATCTGACACACGCCCGGAAATTGAAGCATCATTTTTCCTGTAGTAAATGTTCGAGTATTTCAATTCTCGTACACGCGATCCAAATTGCCCCCCAGGACCACCCGACTCCCAAATAAGAAATGACCCCCCTAGCCATTTAGCTAACGCCACAACTAAAATGGCGAACTGCTCGGGACGTGTATTTGGATTAGCATATTCAAGTATTTTTTCTTGAGTTAAAGCGTTCCAACCAGAGGCGCATGAATTCGATGCACCACTTCCCGCGGATATATCGTTCCCGATAACTGTTCGACAATCAATTGATGGCTTGCCATTCTTATCAAGCAGAAACCACAATTTCAAATTTCCATTTTCGTCCTCACGAAAACGCAACGGATCACCAGTTGTCTCGTCGTATTCCAGTTCGCCAATTAGGAATGGCGGACGTGCATGTTTCCTTATCGCCTCGTTGACAGCATCGACATTGAAATACAGATACCCAGACCCGAGATAATCAATATCGACTTCTTGCGCAATTTCCTGAGCACTTCCAGCACGATTGCATTGCTCCGCATACCAAGGAGAACGAACTTTACCATCGGGAAGCGGCACGCCCCGACGAAGAATAGCAGAATCAAATTTCTGCATCTCCTCTTCGGGATTTTCTATCGTCGTCCAATAAACTTCATCTATCGGAGTAAAAATACCATCTTTTCTGGAATACAAACCGATTGCTTTGATGGGGTGAACTGACCAATGAAGGCGAAGTTTTTTAATATCGGTTTGCCGAATACTATAAAATGCATTGTTCACGCCCTTCGGAGTCGAGTTAAATAGGCGGCACGGGGTTGCAGGCATAGTAGCTTCGAGCACCTGATTGCCGAATTTACAATCTGCAAACTCATCAAGTAATATCGCGGATCGCCTATCACCACGAGCAAAACTTTCAGTTGTCGCTTCTCCATCCATCACTGAATCCCTTTCGGGATTTTCTATATGCGATTTGGTTCTGTGGACACCTTTGTTAAAACCCTTCGGAAGAAGCCATCTTGGCAAACCGTCGATCATGTAATCGAGTCTCTGAAATATAGCTTTCGGATTACCGGACTTATCAACATATTCATCGGTTCGTGAACCAAGCAGGAAATCCCTTCCGCCACGAAACATCCAGCACCAGAAAATTGAAGCCACCGTTATCCAAGATGCACCCATATCACGACTTTTTTCTATGAGCAAATCGTGACTATTGATCGCACGCAGTATTTCGACTACAGCCTCTTCCTGAAATGGATATAATATAAATGGCAACTTCGAGAATGGTTCACGTCTAGTATCACGTGTGTACACAAACCCATTGATGAAAAATAGCGGATCACGGGAGCAGGCATCAATAATGACATCAGCATACGCTGGATTTTCGATAACACGACGGAACACAGAAGCACGCCAGCGGAGATTGGCGCGCACTTCCTTAGGAACCCGAGAGTTAAATGGTGTGGAAATTCTCACGGTATGCTATTGAAATGTATATTCACATCACCAAATACAAAACCAAAAACAGCAGCAATAACCATAAACAAAAGCATTATCATCATTATGCTAGGAACCATGCTGCAATCGCCTATATTGCCACTCGCTTTCTCAAGCGTCGAAAATATCAACGCCACTCCCCCGAAAAGAATAATAATAATCATCAGGACAATAAATGTTGTCATTTCCCAATTCCCTCCATGCACTTGTCATTACAGAAAATCAACACTCTATCAGTCGGCCTGCTATTGCGATGATCGCCTGGCACAAGAGCACTAAGACCCTCTGCTCGCGCTCTAAGAGCAGACCAATTGTTTCTTCCGTAAGTATGCCTAAACGGTTGATCTGTTTCCGGGTTATCAATACCCTCACGAACAATAGGAAATAATTCGCCACAATAATCGCAACGGGCTACTACTTCAATTGACCGGCTTTTCTTTTTCTTCGGAGCACGTTTTGTATATCTTCGTTTTGCCATCGTATCCCTCCTCGCATTCCTTAGAGCAGAAAAACCTGTAACTCGACCCAGTAAGCGTTACTACGCTGATGGCCCATAGCCCGTGTAGCCTTGCCCTCATTGCAGACTCCGCGGTACGGTCACATTTTAACCCAAGCGGATTATCGCAAAAATCACAATGAGTTGTCGTCTCTCTCATTGTCGTCCCCTTCTAAGACGGCTAACATCGAATCAATTTCAGCTATGGACCGCCGCCCAGACTTGCGGGCATTCTTAACATCTTCAGATTCACCAGCACCTTTTGATTCCACTTGTCCAACTTTACCGAGGAAATCCTTTGGCTCTGCCCGCGCCTGCTCATACAGATACCATGCGGCATCACACGGACATTCAATTGGTTGTTCTCCAGTGCGCAGAAAGGCCCCCGCTGCGGTAATAGCCCACTGGAGGCTCTGGCGGTAAGTTAATTTTTCGTTTTTACATACAACTACTTTTCCGTTATCGGAATTTCCGCCAGACGTGGCAGGATGCGAGTCCGGGTTCGGATCGAAAGTTGATAGATCATATTCTCGAAATAAGCGGGCGAGGCAGGGGTAATCCTTAGAGGCTTGCACGACAGCCTGCGGATGGGTATACCCAGCATTCGCAACATCGACAAGCTCATTGACTCTTGCTTTCCAGGCATCATAGCTCTTTTTCTCCTTGCCAGGTTCTTGCCGCCATAGCGTTGACTTGACGCGCTTCTCGAACTCAACAATGTTTCGGTTGGTTTTCGGTTTGGCCATTATTTTGAGCGCTTCCTCTTGGGAGAAACCTTCTTCACTGGCTTACTCCCATATTTCCTCGCCCATTTCATAGCAAGTTTTGGATGTTTCATCCAAAGAAAGCGACGTTGTTTTTCAGAACGAAAAGGGATTGTAGTGTACTCCTATATCATTACATTAGATTATTGTACCAGAAATCCCCAATATAAAATGGCCATAGCAACGGAGAAAAAATTCCCTCTGGATATATCAAGGCCGTCCAGCTTGCAGCTAAACAACCTCCAACGTACATCGTAAAGCAACACTTAGTGATACGCCTCAGAAAATTTCCCATGGAACTTTCCCCATTATGTCATTATACCCAAAATTACACAAAAAGTCAACTCGGTTATCCTGGTATCTGCTCGCAGTGCTTGCACGTCTTTATTATGCGCTCACGAAATTCCAGCGCCCTGTAAGCAGTTTGCGACCGTATTTCAGTAGTTAGGCCGCGGTATGACTTTGCCCCGGTGCATTGACCGGACGCAATAAGCTCGTCCCATGTGGCAGTACCACGTTGCACTCGCTTTTCGAGGCGATGGTAACATGTCTTGCATAGCCCCCTGGCGGCAGTTTTCCTATGGCAACCTTTAGTCATACAAATCATTATGCCATCTCCTTATTTTCTGAATTTGGAAATGCCTCCTTGAGAGCTGTTGCAAATACTCCACCCTGGCAAGAGTGCGTTGCTTCTTTAGCAAGCCCTACTTCAATAAGCTCTTTCCATGTTACCCTTTTCTGCTTAACTCTCTTATTAGCAAGTTGATAACAATTCGTACACATCCCACGACACATACCTTCACGTTCACAACCAGGAATCAAACACTTCATTTCTTTCTCCTTTTAAGGCAATTAGAAATCGACTGTTTATATTGTACCTTGAGATTTCTTTTATGTCAAGCAAAAAATATCCTCGTTGGAGTATTATACCCGACATACCTGTAATAACTACACTTCACGCCCGAGGCAACTTGTAAGGATTTCTTACAAGTTGTTAGGTGGGGTAACGTGCAGTCCAATTAGAAGGGTAAGTCAACATGAATATAAAAATACCATTTCGTTAAGGTCAACGAAATGGTATCAGCAAAAGAGGGGCGAGGGGTATGTATCCCAAAGGTAGTAATGTCCGTATGCAAGTCCGTATTGCATACGGACTGTATACGGACAACATGCGGACAGAACTTTTCCACCACTTAAGAGGGGAGAAATATCTAATGGTAGTAGGTCATCTAGTATAAATAAGGTACTAATACTTCTTAGGTAGTATAGAGAGTTCTGTCCGTATACAGTCCGTATGCAATACGGACTTGCATACGGACAAAAACAAAAAAAAGGACACCCCCTCCTCCTTAAGTGTATAATATATATAGGTTTATGTATACTAGGGTACCCTTCTCTTATGGTTCCCCCCTTTTGGCTTTTCGTGTTTTCGGCAATTTACGATTTTCTGAGCTTTAGAGAGATTGTGTCCATATCTTCGGCTAAGAGGGGTGTTGGTGTTTTTTCTGCATACGGACAAATAAAAAAGTTCGTGTAGCTCATAAGTAGGGTACACCCATTAGTAGGGGTGTTCCAAAAGTGGGGTATATTTTTTTCTGAATTTTTATATTTTGGAGAGGTCTGGCTATATATATATGGAAGAAGGCTGAGGTCCCCGCCGGGATTCGGGTTTCAGGTATCTTGGGTCCCATTAGGTAGTACGCAATGACTACATTAACCCTCATAACCCTCAAAAAACTAGCATATAGTGGCCATTAACGAGTCGTCATAGGCCACGCATGTATCATGATGATACACACTGTACCATGAGTGGTATGG